TATAGGATGCAAGAGATGCAGGAAACCATAAATGGTGCAGTAGACAAGGCTGTAGGTGGACTCAAAGCAGAACAAGGGAGAACAAATTTGCGTGCTGATTTAGCCAATAAAGGGTTAAATAATGAGCAGATGGATTCTTTCTTTGAATTTGCTGATAAACATCCATCAGAATATGGCTTAGACAATGTACTTAAAATGTGGCAAGCTGTATCTCAGCCAGCTCAAGAAGGACAAAGAGAAAACCCTTTAGATAAGATTCGTCAAACACAATCAGCTCCACAGGCAGCAGGCGTTTTACAAGGTCAGCAACCTGAGAGAAAGAGTGAAGATGAAGCTATATGGGAAGGTGTTTTAAGTTCTACTAGAGTTGGAAATAGAATACCATAAACAATAATACAATAAAAAAGGAGAATTAGCTATGGCTAATCAAACAGGAACATTGTATTCGTATAACGTAGATCAGACTGGCAACACTGTACCTAGTGCAGTTGGTGCTTCCGCTGATTTAAGACGGATACATAATTTCGGTGACAGAGTTGCCGAACTTGCTCCAGATGAATCTCCATTTTTTGTATATCTTAATAAAGTGGCAAAAGTGCCTACTAATGATCCAGTTTTTCGTTTCTTAGAAAATCGTTCTAAGATTGACTGGACAAGTAGGACAGTTGAAGCAGCAAAAGGTGGATCAGGGACTTCTAACCAAGTTTCTTGGTTAGTAAAAGGCATGGTTTTTGCGGTTGAAACTAATGACAGTGGTGCTCCTTCGCAGGTTAATTTTAGAGTTGAAAGTGTTACTAATAACACTAACGACACTACTATTTCTGCGAGAGCTATTGCTGAAACTGGTTCAACTAATGTTACTGATCATGACCATATTGCAGATGAAGATGAATGTCAGGTTATTGGTACGTCTTTTGCGGAAGGGTCAGGTTCTCCTGATGTTTGGTCTAGTCAGTTGGATGATGATTTTGGTTACACACAAATCTTCAAAACATCTGCTGAAATGACGAATACTGCAATTGCTACTAATTATCGTGGATATGCAAACGAATGGAATCGTATCTGGAATCTAAAACTAAGAGAACATAAAGTTGACATAGAAAGAGCAATGCTTTTTAGTATGCGAGCACGTAGTAATAGTGTTCAATACTCAGAAGGGTTAGTTGGACACATATTATCAACTGCTACGGCAGTTGCTAGTGGTTCTGCCGATTATTCCTCTGGCAAGGCATATCTATTTAACCAAGCGTCTGGTTCGCTTACTTATGACTCGATTCTTAGTGATTTCGAGACGATCTTTGATCCAGCACGTGGTGGTAATAGTTCAAAACTTGCATTAGCAAGTCGTCCAGTTTTAACTTTCTTTAACAAGATCGGTGGTTTTGTTGATAACACTATGGAACTTGGTGGAGAACAACGTTATAATTGGGCTGCTAAAGAGCGTAAAGGTTCTTTTGGTCATTCAATCATGCAAATAAATACAATCCACGGAGACCTTTCAATGGTGGCAGAGCCATTATTTAGAGGTATTGCAAGTGGATATATGGCACTTGTTGATCTTGACCAGGTTGCTTATCGTCCTCTAGTTGGTAATGGACAGAATCGTGACACTCACATAATAACGAATGTACAACAGGCTGATGAAGACTTACGTAAAGATATGATCATTACGGAAGCTGGACTTGAAATTACAATTCCAGAAACTCACGCCCTGTATTCATTCACTGACTTATAAGGAGATAGCGATGAGAAGTGATTATCTAAATGACAATAGTAGTGTCAGTAATCTTGATTTAAAAATCAAGAAAGTAACAGCTAGTCTAACATTAACAGATGTCGATAGCGGTTCTATCGTCCTTGTTAATCCAGCAGCTACAGTACTAATAACACTGCCAACCATATCTAATGTATCACCTGGTTGGTATTGTAAAGTTATCCTAACAGAAGATGCAGCAGTAACTGATGCTGGTATGGATCAGATTGTTAGTGTTGATATGGGTAGCGGAACAAATCTAGCCAATGTTGGACAAATGATTGGCTATGATGATGGTGCTGGTAATTTCTGTGCAGCAAATGATGATTTTGTTGTATGGACAGCAGCAGCCACTCCTGGAGACTATGCTTCGTTTTTTACAGACGGAGCAAGATGGTATGTCGATGGAAGAGGCAAGGACTTAACTGATGCTGATTTTTCTGCTAACGCAGAGACTATTGCATAATAAACCGAATAAATAAGGTTTAACAGGATTGCTTACTGTAGGGGGAGACGTATAAAGGTCTCCCCCTAAACAAGCTAAAAATTTAAAAACATGATAATTAAAACAATTATATTAACAACACTGCTAAATAGCGATCCAACTATGATTATTATAATACCTCCTGTCGAGGTTGTAGAGGGTGCACTCTTTAATGAGTATGATTGGGAGTGGACAATTGAAGCTAGGAGACGTGGTAGTAAAGGTGATAAAAGAGATCACAGGCGTGGTGGAAGGGGACTTAGATAATGGCTAGAGATTACAAAGATGAGTATGAAAAGTTTCAGAAGGATAAGTCAACATATCGTGCTAAGCTGAATAAATACAACAGAGATAAAGGCACATACGGAAATGGTGATGGGCAAGATGCATCTCATAATAATGGTGAAATTACAGGATTTATAGCATCAAGTTCAAATAAAGGTAAAAAGGAGAAGAGTCGTTTGAAAGGATCAAAAAGAGCGCAGGAGGGTGGTTTTCTTAATGGTGCATCTCATGATGATGGGGGTATTCCAATTGAAGCAGAGGGCGGTGAATTTATAATTAAAAAAGATTCTGTAAATAGAAGTACATTAGATATATTAGAATACATTAACGAGCATGGAAACTTACCATTATCCGATGCTAGAAATAGAAGGAGTAAATAATGCCAAAACATTTTAAACAATATAAAGAAGGCACAGAAGAATACGAAGAAGCCTATAAGGAACATATACAAGCTGGTGGAGAAGTTACTGATGTGGCTGAAGTTATTGCAGAAGTGGCCCAAATGGGACAAGAATTTCCAACAACAAATGCAATGGAGCGTAGCGAGAGTTATCAATTAGGTGGCCCAGTTAGACCCCCAACAGCTCCAAGTATGCCACAATATAAAGAAGGTGGCAAGTTAGAGGATTGGAAGGAAGAGGGTTATGAATGGTCGACTAAGGAACTAAAGCGTAGAATCCTTGGGCAAGAACGGGGCACAGATATTACTGATATTGTAAAACTTAGGAGCAGAAGGCAAGGGGAAATAAAAAAGTCTAAAAAAGGGAAAAAGAAATAAATGGCTATAATATTTATTTGTCATAAATGTAATACAAAGGTAGAATGCGAGACTAAAGCAGAGATGATATGTGATTGTGGTCATTATGTTAAAGACCATAATGACACACGTAATTATGTTAATATGGGCAAGACTTGGTCTAAAACTACTAAAATAGAATTTAACCATACAACAATGGATAAAGACATAGCTGAGAGGAATAGTCGATAATGGCATTTGACACACAAATAACAGATTTAGTTGGAGGAACTATAGATCAAACTGCGTGTGACCAATGGGCAGCAGATGCTTGTAAAGAGATAATACATCAACTTCCAGCTAAATTAAAAGCAAAATGTTCTACAGTTAGTACACTAAATAATAGTGCAACAACTTTGGATGTAGATGGGATTGGAGATATTTTACATGTAACACGCTTATCTGCTGACAGTGGCGGTTATCAAGTTGCAGTAAGGGAAATACCAGCACTATATGGCGGTCTTGCCGAGGATAGTACTGATCTTAATTATTATGCAACTGTTAATGATCCTGTGTATTGGATAGATAGTTCTTCAGATGTTTCTACATTAAAAGTAAAACCAACTACAACTGCAAGCCAAACAGCTGTAGTTTATCACATAACATACCCAACGGTTAATGTAAGTGCTGTTAGTGTAGTTGCAAATTTCCCTGATGAAGCGGAGTATCTTGTAGTATTATATGTAGCCATAAAACAGTTGCATCAATACATGAACTCTAAAAGAAGTGATTTACCATCTGATCTTGTACTTCCTGTTTTAGAATTAATATCCGAGTCTCTTCCAACATGGAGTGCTCCTAGTGATTTTGTAGTTCCTGTCAAACCAGCAGTTCCAACAATATCTTCACAGTCTATTTCTGATCCTTCAAGTTTTGCCCCAGCATATACAAAACCAGTACTTGGACTTAGGGCAGCTCCAACAATTTCGGATTTATCTATTTCTGTTGTATCACCAGCAGTTCCAAGTTTATCAGCACAATCCGTAACAATAACAGGTACAGCTCCAACATTTACAAAGCCAGTTAGAGCAACTCAGACTGCTTTTAGTTCTTATACAAGTGGTCTTAGTGAGGCT